TAGTGTAATCCACTCTGTTTGTTGATCTGCCCCTAAATTAAAATATGCTATAATATCGTAAATGTATTGTTCGGTATTTGATTTGATTTGTAGTGGTGAGGCATTACTTAAATTAGGAACATCCAATGAGTACATCTCAAATGTTAGGCTACGAGTGCCTGAAATACCATTATCATTTAGTACAATACCTGTACTTGTTATTGGGCGTAGGAATATATACGGATATTTTACATTTTGTGAACTAGCATCTAAATAGTCTAGAGCACCCTCAGCAAACGATTTGATTGCTAAGTGTGCAGCACATGATGCTGAAAATTCAGTTACTACATCAAAATATGTTTTCATAGTCCTTCTTCACTTTGCCATCCTGAGGTACTATTGAGTGCTGTACCAGAACCACCTGATGTTCCTTCTGTACCACCTGAAGATGTAGTTTTAATAGTAGTAGTTGTTGTTTTACCTGACATTCCTTTAGCGATAATAGGGGCACATGCTCCTGAATCCATTATCTCTTGTATTGTTTGTTTTGAAATCATATGCATAGCTGCAATCTGGTTTAGATTGTAACCTTCTTCTAGCATTGATTGTATTTGTTCTCTTGTCATAATGTTATTTATTATGTTTATATGTCTATAAATACGCGCGTGGCCAATTTTAGTCTCTTAAATAAAAAACCCCCTAAGTAAATGTCACTAAACCATAGGGGGAAAAACACGTCAAGGGGAGAGCGTGTATGACTATATGTTTTTTTTATACAACTAAATCAAACGATTATAGCTGTAATATACGAACGAGTTTACCTATTGGCAAGCTTACTTTCAACTCGTTGTGCGGTATCAAATTCACCTGATGTACCATATTCAGCAAATGCCATAGCAATTCCTAATACTTCAGTAAGTGAACATTTCATACCCTGACCATTGACATAGTCAACAGCTGCTTTTAATGATGATTGACGAACGATAGATTCGTGTGTGTTGTTGTTTTGGTAACTCATAACTTTATTTTTATTATTCTCCAAATGCTTTATTTACTACTTCTTCGGGGATTTCTCTGTAACGAATATCAGTTAAATAACCAATAAAGCAAAAGAACTCATATTGGTTTTCTTCGCAGCGTTTGAAACTACTAAAGAAATCTAAAGCAGCGTTAGTAACACTACTAATGTGACGAACCCTAAACTCAGGGTCACCCATTAACTCTTCAACTAACTCATCATCCTCGTCTTCAAAGACAGCTGCGTTATAACCAGCATTAAAAATACTAAGATTCATCTTATGCTCGAGATTATCAACGTCGAACATTTTGTCAGTTTTATTTTTTTTCATCATTGCCATTGTTTTCATTTTTTAATTATACCCCAATATACGAACAATTACTGGGGTATCCACGTTTAATTCATAAGGCTATCAAAAGATGATTTATATGTTGGCAACCCGTTTTCAACTGATATAGGTTGTTCAGGTTTATTGAAACATTTATCGTACACTTGTTTAATCAAATATTCTGCCTCACCTGATTCCATCATCAATTGAGTTACTTGCTGGGCGAAATCAGTGTTTGAATCACATCCCATTCTAACCCATTTCTCCTCATAATTTGGGAGAATAAAGATGTAGAATGTTTCTTTAGTGCCAATAATTTTAGCTACAATAGCATTTTCATCTACCTTCTTACCATTGTATTCAGATACGATCTCTATATCATATAAATTCAATTTACTATTTTTTTCAGGTACGAGATATTTGTTATATTTTTTCATATTTTAAATATTATGGGGTAAAGTTATCAACAATTTCTTGGGTAGGCACGTTTAAGTTTATCTTATGTTTGAACCCCAAGCAACCTTAGCTGCTTCACTCATTTTAGGACCACCAATATAAATTCCAGATTTCTTAAATGCTATCTCATTACGTGCTAAATTAGCTAACCAAATAGCATCAACGATATCGTCATGAAATCCTGATGGGTGAGTGAATGAAATAGTACCTGTATTGTTTATCTTATAGGTAAATGCTGATAATTCGTTATAGCATTCAGGCATTAATTTTTTACTTGGTAATTCAATCATTCCAGACTCGATGTCGGCAATGAGCTTCCTGATTCCCCTGGTTTTAGATTCATTCGTTGTCGTAAATCCTGTAACCTTGATTCGCTCGGATTGTATGAGTTCAAGAATTGCTCTACCGATTCCATTGCTTTCACAATATCCTCCTCTAACATTATATTTTCGTAGTTCAGTACAGATAGTCTTTCCAGCATCTTCAAATGTCGTCCCATTAAATCTAAGAATCTTCGCTGTGCGGCCGGACTCTTCAATAATGGAGCAAACGGTAAAGTCATTAGCGAGTCCAACGTCAACTCCGAAATAATAATTTGCATTTCCTCTAGGTTCTTCCCATCCATCTCTTATACATACATTTTCTAAATTGCGGAAAACATCGTTTGTTGCCTCGCTGAATTGTGCTTCATATTCCTGTAGGTAAATTTCCCACGGTAGTGATGATGCTTGTGAACTAATAAAATCAAGGTCAATATGCGGATTATCTGCGCTTCTACCCTTGAATGATATGGTCTCGTTATTTGGGTTTGACCCGCGTAAATACCACGTATAGAACCAGTTTTTTGCCTTAGGTGTTGATATGATTAGGCATTTCTTTCCAATAGCAGACAATGTTGGAAATACTGCTTCATTTATTGCTTCCTCCTTTACATATGCTGCCTCGTCCACAACCATGAAATTAAAGGAAAAACCCCTAATGGTATTATAGTTATCGGTTGAAAGAAACTGTAGAGTAGAACCATTGACGAACTCAATATTAAGATCGGCTTTATTCTGTTTTGATATAATTTGGTGTGACGCATTTGCTAATTCATTAAATACTTTTTTACATTGGTTGTAGATGGGGGCTACCCATGCTCCTTTATTACCTGGATTTGATAATAACCAATATAGCATCAAGTTCTGAGCAAGTAGTGACTTGCCGAATTGACGACCAGTAGCAACCACCCCAAACTTATGAGCGCTATCAGCAAAACCGTTAATAATGGTTTCTTGTCCCGAATGAGGTGTGAATAACGTAACATTCATTTATTACATTTTTTTCTGCCAGTCATCATCCTTAGATTCTAACTTCTGTAAGCCAGGGTCATTACCCCAGTTTAATTGGATATTGCCTGTTACCTTAACCTCACTACGTTCGATCTCGCCTCCTCTTATTTTGTTTCTGTATTTTATTACCTCTAACCAAATACGTCTATCGTTTTCAGCTATTGCTTCTTCCTCTAGGCGTTCCAGTTTCAATAATGTTTCATTAACTGATTGTTTTACACTGTCTTCAAAATCGTCAGTGATAATTTTCCAAGCCTCGTTCCAAACTAGGTTAGCGTATTTGCGGTTAGCACCATATTTCTCCACATACCAGGAAGTAAATTGCGACCAACCCGACCTATTATCTAAGATATAATCAACACATTCTTGTAGATTGTTGATGTTCTCTATTTTATTACTCTTGCTCATTATTTTTTTTATTGCCAGGTCGTCCAGCTCCTGGTTTTGGTGGTTTAGTTCGCTTATACATATTGTCAGTAGACGTGTATATACTTGATATATCCATATTGTTGTATATAGCACGATCTATTTGGTCAATACTTAACATGTCACGTTGTCCTAACTTGACCCATTTTTTTTCGTTATATTTTCCTTTAGGATTCACTTTTTGATTCGATGGTTTATATCCCTGTTTCTGTTGCATCTTCTATAACTGAATTGGCTAACGCCTCTATTTGTGTTTTGTGTTGATCAAACATATCTGATGTTATTCGTGCCAATGCTGGCAATTCGCAGTTACATCCCATATGCACGGGTTGTCCT